GTTAGTCTGATCCCTACCTTCGTATCCCGCGTCCGGTTCACGCCTGCGTACACACGCCACCGCAACACCGCTGGTTAGTGTCAGCGTCACATAATCAAACGTGTTGGTAACAGACTGGATGCTGGTTAAAGCCGCCGTCTTGGTGTTGGCGTAAGCATCGAATTGAATTGCCGGGAATTCGATGTCCAACTTGCCAAATGTCCGGGTCATCTTCTTGCCGAGAATTTGTCCATAAATGCAATAGGGATAGGCCGGAACAGCACCGCCGGACGGTATCCGATCCGCATAAAGCGGATTGGCAAACACCGAAGGAACTAGCGCAGTGTTGAATTTCGCGAAGATGGCAATCAGTAATTCGGTCATTGATTTACGAGGGTGGTGACGGTGACGTAGACCGGGAGGTCAAACGACGCATTCTCAAATCGCTCATAGCCGGAAACGGTGTGTGTTCGCCCATCGACCACAATTCGATCATTGGCCGTGGCCGCAATATCTGTCGCCGTGGCGATTTCGTAGTCCGCTTTCAAGTTGACGCGGGCATACTTATCGGCAGTTTTTGCGCTCGCCGCCCACACAGAACACGCCACATTGGTTAACCGCCCCACCCACACCGACGTAACCGATCCAACGGAATCTTGTGCCGTGGAACGGGACTGGACCGAAAGTGATTTATCGAGGAAGTCAGTCAGCATCAATACACCGCATTCAAGTTGGAGTAGGACACATACGGTCCCAGCAGTTTTGTCACTTGGGGGTCTTGGATTGCCAATGGGATCGTATCGGTGAAGTTTTGCTGGAATGGTCCCATTTTGGACATTCGCACATTGCTGTTGCGATTGATCGTCTGCCACATGATTTGCATGACCCGAACGACCGCTTCCTGGATCGGAGGCGGGCAAGTGGCATAACCCGCGGTGTAGTCCACGCGGATGTTCTGCTGACCCTGGGGGAACCATCCATAGAGAATCCCCGCGTCAGCATCCAATCGCCACGGCTCCTGATCCGTCGCTAGGCCAGACCATGCCACCCATCCGCCGAAACCCGCTCCGGTGGTGCTCGTGGTGCTTTCCATGTAGATCGAGAGCGTCGTGGACGTGCTGAGGCAGCTTTGCGCGCCTTGCAGTGGTCGCAGATCGGCAACCGGATACAATTCGTAACCTGTCATCGCCTGTGCCGACCACCCATATCCCAGAGCGGTTATGGCGTTCGCCAAGGATTGAATCGTGGGATAGCTCGTCGCGGTCAACACGGTTGTAGTGTCCGTCGCGGAAGCCGTGAGAAGCAGCGTGACGCTCAGGGTTGCCCCGGTGGTGTCAATCTGTGTCGATACCCTTGCGTACTGATTGTTGGCAGTGTCCGTATTAACGATGGAGATAACCGCACTGGGAGTAGGGCATACCCGATTCACGCTGATAACCGGAGAATTTGGCAGAAGAATTTCCTGATTCGGGAATCCCATCCCGCTGAGATAAGTGCGGTAGGATGCCGACAGCACCTTTCGCTTTAGATAGTCCTCAACCGCGACCGATGCTGTATTGAGCAGATCGGTAACGTACGCGCTGTTGCTGGTGCAAGCGGCGGCGATTACCGGGTTTTCCTGCGCTCTGGCGATGGTGATGAGTGTGGCCATTATTTCGTCCTGGGCGACTTGTGGATCATCTTGTCTTTGGCCGGTTTTGCCATCATTTTTCCCCGCCGTTTGGCAGGTCGTGACGGTTGAATTGCTTGCCGACAAACTCTCCAGATATCCTGAATTGCTTTTGGCCACATAAGACGGTTCCTCTTGAGTCGTGTTCCAATGTGTTGTTCTTAATGATCGGCCAGATGGTCCGGGCGAGAAAGTCTTCATCTTCCCCATATCCACCATGCCGCGATTCGATGGCAAGCCATTCTTCCATGTTGGATAGAATCGCTCCTGAACCACCCCACATGCCACCCATGATCGGCTTATTGTGCCAGTAGTGATCCCGCATCACATGGAAGGGGAGTTTCGATTCCATCCATTCCCCTACCGCATCGGCTTCGCGAGGCCCGATGCGTGAGTCCGCATCGCGAATGATCCAACGATCAATCGTGCTGTCGCTGGCAACCAGAAGCCTCCAGAACATCCCGGTATGACCACGAGAGGAAGGATTCATCTTGCGAACATCGGCGCCCTCAGCCATCAATTCTTCGACGATTGGCTGCGGAACGGTCGCATCAAGATGCACACGGAAAGACCAACCGGGGTAGAACACCTTTGCCAGCCGCACATTTTCGATTGCCCCTTGCCCATACCAAGGCTTGTCGCCGTAAAGACTGAGACTAATGCAGGAAGTTACATCCACCATGGTTTATTCCTGCCGCCGTCTTGTCGGGAGACAGTTTGCGCCACCGCATCCTTCACGGGCGCGTAAAACTGGCCAGTGATTCTGTGCAAATCAGACATGGCCCAGTCAACAATGCTGGTTTGATCCATCGCCAAATGGTTGCTTGCCCGCTCCATTCCAGAACGGTTCAGAATGTATCCGTGCATATCCAGGCGATTCGTGAGGCGAACCAACGATTCGGACACCCGTTCTGGTTGTTCGCGATCGTGGCCACCAAGCCACAGGCCAAGCCACTCAGCGGGAAGGTCATTGACTGCATTAGCAAATTGGCTGTCGAACGACGGAGAGAAAATGGTGTCGTCTTCCAGCACCATCAACAAGTTCACATCTTCGGCGTAAGCATCCGCGATGATCTTCCTATGGTCCTGTCCCGTGGCGTAATAGCTGGCAAGATGGTTCCATGAGTCGGGAATGAAAAACCGATTCGGCAGCCGTGCGGCAAACCGTTCGATAGGCACGTTGGCAAACGTCGCCTTGACTTGAACGGCGAGATGGTCAACTTGCTCGCAGCGGCTATCGAGCGACAGAATCACCACTTTATCGGGAATCATACCATTTTCCGGTTATCGAGTTCGTTTAGCTCCGCATCGCTCCATTGCTGGGCGTAGAACGCCTTGTCGGCATAGTTGATTGGACGTGAACGGTCATATCCCATTGACGTGTGAGCTATGCCCAGTTTTGCGCCAATCAGTTTAACCTTGTGTTCCGGCCATAAGTCCCGGTCACTAGTCGTAATGGACAGGTAGGTCGATACGAAAGGCAACAGTGCGGAATTTTGCACCAGCATCAACGACTGCGCCAGCAACCCGTTTGCCTGTCCCCCGGAGTTTGTTTTTCCAGTGATGAACGGGGCGGTGCCAATCTCGTTGTAGAGGCGATCGACCCAAGGACCAAAGGCTAGGCAGTCTTGTTCCTTGAAGATCAAATCGGCGTTGCTCTGATACGCAAGCAGGCACCCGGTCAGCAATGCCGCCGACCATCCGGATAGCCTTTGTTCCGATGGCATGTTCTGCACATGGCCAAGATCGGCTACCCGTACAATCAGCAGACCGTTTTCCGGCGGTGGAGAATCGCTCGAAATCACATAGGTATTCAACGGATGCGCATGAAGGTAAGTGTTCTTTGTCCACTTCGCCAAGAACAAATCGGGCGACCACAACGACCGTTTTCCCTCGGTGTCGTGAAGTCCACCACTAGAATACCCGCTGACGATGATATAGCTCACGCAAGCCTCCTCTCGATTTCGTCCGCAATCTCAATCGGATCAATGTTCATGCACTTGTGACCGCGGGGGCAGTCGTTTCGCAGGAAGCACGGTGAAAGCTCGCACTTGGATTTAGCTTCAAGGAACTCGAAGCGGTCATAGGTCGATGCCCACAATTCTCGCGGAGTGAATCCCGATTGCAGGATCAATCCTTTCCGCACATGCCCCGCAACGTAATGACTCATGCCTGTATCAAGGCCCAAGTACAGTTTCGACTTGGCGCACCAGTTCAAGGCTTGCATTCCCACGATGTTCGATTCGTTCAGATCGACGAAGCGAATTGACCGTTTGGTCAGTTCCGCCTGGATCTCATCCATCCGTGGATAATTCCGATACGGACTCCATGGCCCGCTCTTGGAGCAAATAGCTACGTCGGTTCCTTGTATTTCCGGAAGTTCAATGTACCGCACCGGCGGAGTGCGATGAGTGATCTCCATACGCGGAACACCGTATGTCTCTTGGAAGCTATCGAGAGCCTTGCGGATGAATCCCCGTCCATCATATAGGTTGTAAGGAGGATAGTCGAAATTCCATTGCCGGCATTTGCCGCCCTTGAACAGTGGAACGTCAACTAAATTCGCGATGTCGTTGGCCATGAACTCAGCAGTTATCCCATGGTCGTTGAGAATCGCCGTAACCTGCGCCGCCATGAGGCGGTCGCCAAACGCGGCGGCTCGGGTAACGACGATTGGCGTGTCCGTTCTGGCTGGATGCACCTGCTGATCGATAGACCGCACATTTTTCGGTCGTCCCGTTCGCTTGAACTCTCCCCATAGCTGATGAACCGGTCGCAAATCAGTCCCCGGCCATGTCACGACTTCCTGAACATGACCTATCCCATTGTGGCAGTCCACATAGAGAGTTTTGTTGTGCTTCTTCCACAACCGCCAGAAGTAGATGTCATCATCCAGCGTTTCCGGCGATTCCTTCTCCGGATCGGGAATCCGCAGGAACCACGGGCGGGGTACGTCTCTTAGTGCCGACAGACGAATCAGCGTCAGGCCGAAGTGGGCCTGCTCGGCTTGGAACATTTCGTTGTTTAGTTCCGACGAAGAGAGAGTTTTGGGAAATTCGCCCTTCTCATCCCGCCTTGCCAAAAGCACTTCTTCCCCATCCCGCTTAATCTGCATTGCCGCAATCGCGTCCATCGACTGATTCGCCTTGGCTAAGGCGTACAGATGCAGGACGTTTTCTGGGGAAAACACCGAATCGTAATCCACAACCAAGGCGAATTCGTATCGCCCCGCCTCTATCGTCTGTACCAGTGCGGTTTCCAGCGACTTCGACCAGAACGCCGAAGTATGCTCCACCATATCAATGCCCAGCGTAGAAGCGATTCGTACCGCACATCTCGCGTTCGCCGTCCAAGTTACCCTGGGAACGCTATACACCATCTGCACTTCGCGAGCGAGATTGGAGCAATCAACATTGGTTTCGGGCATCGTATTCCATGGCAAGAGAAGGATTGACTTACTAAACAAATCCCCTCTGGTTTCCCAGAGAGGATTGTGGGTTGACTACAATGTTGGCGCCGCGCTAGACGACAACCTGGTTCGCGAAACTTGCAGTCGTGGGCGGCGTACTTTCCGGGTAACCTTCTGCCAACACGCCCATGACCGCCGAGGCGGTGGCAACCACCACGGAAGCCCGGACGTAGCGGAAGTTGTTCGCCGCGTCGAGTTGGCTTCCCGCGACGTTGTAAACGCTCACGGTGTTGCTGGCGGTGATCTGCGAAGCGGTGACGCTTCCAGTCAGCGTGACAGCCTTGGAGCCGGTCCCGCTGGTATCGGTCGCTTGCAAAATGGTGGGTTGAATGGTCGAGTTGGAACCGACGGCGCCAACCAACACGGTATACTTCACCTTGTTGTACTTGGCCATATCCAGCCAGGTGCTCGTCCACGTTGCCGTGGTCACCGCGGCGGGGGCGACATAATCGACCGCCGAGGAATAATCGGACAGTGCTTCGTATCCCATAGTAAAGCTCTCTTTCAGTTAAAAGATGACCCCCTTTTGATTCACCCTTACAGAGTGGTGAGGGTGACATTCGTGCCGTACTTGGCGGAACCACGGGCGGCGCTCAGGGTGGTGTCGCGCCACGGCCGACCATCCATGCGGAACGTCCAGCGGTAAGCCACTTCATCCGTGTTGAAATAGAGATGGATGCTCATGGCCTTGCTGACGCCGGTGGACTTGTAGCCGACGACGTATCCTTTGAGATCGGTCAGGATGATGTCGCCAACAGTCCCAACGCTGGGACTATTCGGCAGCGGGATAACCGGCTTGCCAAGCAGCTTGCCGCGGTTCGGGTCTGCCGCAAACGATCCCGGCGAGAAGTACAGGTAACGGCCAGCGCCGTCCTGGATGGTCAACAGTTGCGGTTCAACCGAACCCTTGTTGATAAGCCACATCGGATTGGTGGCATTCGCCATCAACGATGCCTGCATCCCAATCACGTCGATTGCCTTGACCGAAACCGTCGTGTTGCGCGTTAGTGACACGGTGGAAGCATGACCGACGATACCAGTGGGTTGACCCGCCCCGGTGCCGAACAGGATGGCATCGGTGATCTTGTAGGCGATGGACTGCGCAGCCAGATAGGAAATGGTGGTTTCGATGGCCAGGCCATCTTCCAGCAATTCACTGGTCACGGGCGTCAGGCAGGTGAGCTTGTTGAGCGTCAACTGCGGCTGACGGAACGCCGCCTTGCTTGTCGGAATCGCATTGCCTTCGCCCTCCCAATAAGCCGCCACACCAAAGCTGCCTTCGGTCGTGTAGTTGATCGACGGCAACTTGATGGTGTTGGAACTCATCGGGAAAAGCGTGCAATACGGCAGCAAGTTGGTCTGGTTCGCCACGTCGTTCCAGATGCTTGTGGAGAACTGGACCGGGGTGGCGTAACCACCGTCGGCATCCACGTTCTCCGAAGCGCCGTTGGCCTTGAGCCGGCGGATCAAACGTTCGTCCGTGCCGTGGCCGATGCGGCTCTTCTGAACCATCGTGGCGAACTCGCCCATGCTCTTAAATCCGTCCGTGGGATCATCCAGCACGTTATCGTGAGTGGTGATCGTCGGCGACTTGGCAGGGAACGCCTTCTTGAACTCATCGCCCATCGCTTCGGCCATCTTACCGACGGCATCACGAACGATGTTCTTTACTGATACGTTGTCGTCAGTCGTGACGGCTTTGACTTCCTTCGGCTCATCGGCATCTTCAACGAAGCCAAGCCGCTTGAGCGCGGGGTACTCGTTATCGTCGATTTGAGCCACTTCACCGGCCTTGCGACCGGCATCATCTTTCAGGTATTTGATCCATTTCATTGGAATGTCTCCGTTGACAGGTTTGTTCCCTGCATCCGGCTAACATCTCCATGGCCCACAACCTCCGCTCTCAAGCCTATCGGCCTAAGCGGTCCAGCGCGGAACCACTAATGTCTCTACTTTCTGCTACAGGATGTTGGAAATGCGGCACAACGCCGCGGGAATTGGTTCGTGACTACTCCGTCGCCTAAAGGCGACAGTCCCCTTGCCGCGAATTTATGGCAAGCCAAGCACGCGGGCGAATTCACTTTGGAATTCCTCTTTCACCATGTCCTCAATCTGCTTGGCACGTTCGGCTTGTTTCAGTTCGATGGCCTTATGGATTGTCTCAGGACGAACAAACGAGATGACCGCCTTGGGACTCTTTTCCTGTTTGTCGCACAAATCCGAAAGCCGTGCAGCCGCTTTTTGCACATCGGCATAATGGTTCTTCTCCGCATACCCGGACGCAGAGCCTAGATTTTCCCGGTTTACCCCTTTGGCCGACCCGATAGGGAACATGAAGTATCCCTTGTTGTCCGGGTTGAACCCGCCATCATGCGCCAGGAAATACTTATCGTTGATGGTGGTATGTTCGATGTCCGAGATTGATTCGCCATGATCGATATGACCGGTTTTGATAGCGCCTTCGGCCCATGCAACGCACTTGCGGTTGAGGGTAACGCGGCCTTTGGACTTGATCTTCATGTCATCGTCCGGTTCTGGTTCATAAGTGCATCCGGCGACGAGAGAACCATCCACGGCCATCTTGAATGCTGTTTTGCAGTTCTCACATTCGTACACCCCATTGGCGGACGACCAGTTCTTTCCCGTCTTCATCTTCTCGACACTCTTGCACAGTGGACAGGACGGCATTAGATGGCCGTCCGCATATTCGACAGGCAAAGAATACCCACCATCAGCCGCGACGTTCTCGCTCGCTCCCATGGCCTTAGTGCGTGTTCCCGTGACGACTGGTTCGCGACCAGTGATCGCCAGATCGGTTTCCGTGCCGTCGGAAGCGCAATAGGTAAGCGTGTGAACTGGAGCGCTAATGCCACTGGCATCTTCCATCCCCTGATGCGGAAAACCCTTACCAATGGCGGTGTACGCGAGGGCGACATGCGGCTTATATTCACCCGTTTCCGAATTGGGAAGCGACGAGAGCTTTTCGTGAACGGTATGGAGCGAATCGCCCTCCACTTCGCAGTGAACCACTTCGTTTTGCCGGTCCTCAGTGGCGGGGAACACCGCCGTTTTGCCGAATTTGAGCGATAATGGCTCCTGGCCATGCAATGCCTTCTTCACATCCTCGATGCAGTAGCCGTCCATACGATCCTTGACAACGACGTGCGGATGTTCCTCATATCCCTTGTCCGCAAGATCGGCTTGTGGGATGCGGTCGCGCATCATCTTCATGCAATCGGCGACGTGCTGGGGAAGATAAGCAATGACACGACTTGTTTTGGTGAGGTCCATGATCGGCTCCGAAACTGACTTGGTTGTAAGCATAATGGTTTCCCTGGTTACTGACTCAACAGTCGGCATCGGTTCGGGAAGGAACACTCCCGCATAGTCGAGGAACGACTTGGGAACAATCAAACCCTTGGCCTTCATTTTCGCCACCGATTCAACCAGGGCTTGCGGATTCACCGGCAGCGGACAGCAGGAGTATTCCAGCGTCACCGCATGGTCGATGACCATTGTTCCCGACCAGTCGGGATGTAGTGCCAGTTCCGAAGGTGTCGGCATTCGTTCCGAAAGCGGGATGAACCCGATGGACTTTCCCGGCAAATCCCCGCTTTGGACAAATGCGAACACCTTATCGGGAAACCACTCCGCGCTATCGGGGTGTGTTTTGGGCCGGGGAGTATACCGAGTTTTGGCTTTGAAACCGTCGTTACCGTCGCTGGTTTTGGCCCGCGTAATCCATTCGCAACGTCCTACTGGAAGGATGTCATAGGTGTGGCACCACGCCACAAGCGGATTAGCGGAGTAGAAGGAGAAGTCGATGCCGGAGGGAAGCAACACTTCCCCATCCCGATCCACTCCGTCGCTGGTGATGATCGAGATGTCGCAGTGTTCACCATCTACGAACGACATGGCTTTGGGAGTGCAGAAACGACGGAGATATCCGTCGATGCTGTGACCATCCACCATCGTCTTGAATCGATCCCGCAATTCCTTCGGCTGGCTCTTTATCGCTTCACTGGCAATCTTGGCCAGCCTATCGGGAAGAGGGAACCCAAGCGGGCCTTCACTGCCGAAAGCCTTGGTATCGGTGTACTTTGACATAGATTGAATGGATTAACTTACGAGTCCAGTTCTTCTTTGCTCCTGGCACTGAATTCCCATGAACATTTACATCCGCATCCACACCGCCGCTCTCCGATATCGGGAAGATATCCTATCGGTTGCCACCCCGCCGCGGTGACTTCAAGGCAACCTTCCGAACGAGCATCGCTTGAGCAATGTTCCTCGGCCATGCCAAGAATGTTGCGGTAACTCTTCCACAACAGTTCGCCCTTGTCGTCTACGGCGCGAACATGACTATTCACGCGGACGGACTCGAAAATGTTTCGTGCCGGCGTCAGGTACAGGCCCGCACGGTACAGGACGTAATCATTCGTGTCCGCACGCACTTCCCCTTGCTCAACGCCAATCGCGAACGTCTGTAATCGTTCCAGCGAATCAGCCAAACCCGAAACCCCAACATCACCCTGCACCACTTCGATGTCTTCCAAAGTCAGATTAGCGAACCCGCCAACAGCTAGTGCGGCCTCGCAGAGATAGGCGTTCTTCACCGTCGATGCCATGAACTCCTGCCATTTGGGAAGGAATAGCTCGCCGGCGATCATCTTCTCGGTTTCGACTTCGATCAGGAACGACACGGAAAGCAGAAACAACAACGCCAGTTTCGCGGTATCGTCTTTCGCCACCCGCCGACCATTGGGCTTGACGAACATTTGATCCCGAACGTCGAAGGTGAACCCATCATGGTTCAACATTCCTTGATACGCCGGTGCAACATGCGACCGCCAGAACTTATCGGCTTCCGGGTAGTCGTCGCTTCCCAGCAGCAAAGCCAGTGCTGCGGCGTCCCATTCTTTTGCATGACCCTTGGGCTTGGGAGATTCATCGTTCATCGACATACTCCGAAGCCAACGCCATTTCGGTAATGAATGCTTTCTCTTTCTTCGGCGCTTTGTCCGGCCGAATCGGAGATTTCGTTGGAACGTCCAGCGCTCCTGGCATCACCGCGTCGTGAACCACTTCACCAGCCCGGTTTAGTCCGATCATATTCGCGGGGACGAACCGCACATCGCCACCCGGAATTGGATCGTAACCAAGTTCAGAACGAAGCTCGTTTACCATCAATGGGCTTTCCTGCAAGAACGCCTTGTTGCGTTCGATCTCCGCCGACTCGTTTCTCAGTCCCAATGGATCGTCATAGGCGAAGAACAACTGCGGCTCGCTTCCGCCATCTTTTTCAAACATGGGAAGCAGGAAGGCGCTCAAGGCGGACTCGTTCTCTCTCAGACGCGGCAGTCCCGCATCCTTGGCGTGGGCATAGTCGCCCGTCTGCGCCGAGCCGAGATTCGCCTCGCCACGGTCGATCTTTGTGGTCGGAACTTGAAACGTATTCGCGATCACAACCTTCTGGAGCTTGTATTGCTCCGGCGTCATCAACTCTCCGGGCTTGAAGGTAAGCGGTTGAATCTGGCCTGGATATTCGCTGACCAGCAATCCACCCCGCCCCGCCGCGGCGAACTGCGATTGCATCGCCACTCGTATCCTTCTGGCCTCTGACGGAGAGATCGGGTCGCCCTCAGCACTACCCTTGGGAACGAACATAGCTCCCGGCATTGCCCCATTCTGCAACAGAGCGCTTGTATGCGCCGCATATTGACGGAAGATTCTCACCTGCTCGAAACAAGCCCGTGTCGGACTCCATCCATCCAAGTAACCTGCGGTGTACAGATTGTGAGTTCGGAAGGTGATGATGTCCTGCGGCTTATAGGTAGTGGTGCTTCCCCCGCCCATGTAGACGTATTCCTTGATGATCTTCTCGCCGCTGTAATCGGGGATTTCCTGAACCAGATGGGCGGGAAGAACCCATATCGCCGAGGGTCTTCCATACTTCCCCCGCACCACATACCAGTGAGCGCGTCCTACCACTTCAAGGTAAAGCTGAGTAATGGAAAACAGGGTGTAACGAGAAAGACCAACTCCGTTCTCCTGTATCTCGTTCCCGTTGGGACGATTCAGCAAGTCCAAAACCGGATGGCTCGTCACCTCCTGAACTTCACCAGCGGAATCGACCAACTGACCCACGCTCTTGAGTGATTCAAGCCTTGTTCTTTCCCTTCGATTGATCGGGCGGCTATCGCCACGATCCATGATAAAGCTCTTGGCCTTGCGTCGTGTGGTTCTGACATACAGCCTCAACTTGGTCGAAGCCACTAATCCCTCGTTCAACGTCGCACAGCAATAGACCGTGTTCAGCAGTTCGCCGACCAATTCAATCGGGGTGGGGGCGCGGTTCTTCCCATAGACATCCAAGGGACCGCCGATGTACCCGTAGTTTCCTCCATAGAAAGGGACCGACTTGCTCTTGATCCAGTTGCGTAGTCTGGTTATCGGATTCATTTATTGCTTTTCCAACTCCACGCCGTCCGCACCCAGCCACCCTTGGCCGAGGATGGACCGTTCCCGCTCCCCACATGCCATCTTCACCTCTTCGATCGCCAGCAGCACATTGTCCTCACCTATCACGCTGACGACTTCTCTTGGAGAATCGAAGAACACTAGAAGTCGTTCAGGACCGCTCCGTTTCATCTTCACATATCGGGGAAGGGGAAACGTCCTGCTGCCAAGTCGAAGGGAAATGTCGTCTAGTTCCCGCTCAGCCATCGTTGGGCCTCCGCATCATCCATCGCTTCCCCTACTGATACCGTGGCGCCCGGATGCTCCGCGGCCTCTGCCGATTCCGATTCCTTCTTCGCCACGGCAGAGAACACCGCATCGTCTTCCCCGTTCATGGGAACCCCGCCACCCATTTTGTGAACCATGATTGCCGCCCAGGCAAAAGCGTCAACCCGGTCATCATGTGTCACTTGCGGGAATGCCGTAATCTCATCCAGCCATTCCCGAACCCAATCCGCTTTGGGGATATGGACATACCCCGCCGAAGCACGGATCATCGCCGACTGCGCCCGCATTACCTTGTCCCCACCCTGCTTCCGAGCGCTCAAGGGTGTTACCGTCACGCCTTTGGCGGCCAATGCTTGATACACGGCTTGCCCCACCCCATCTCGTTCAACTCCGAAGTTCCCGACGTGGAAGTTGCGGTAAATCCGTACCGACTCCGTTATCACCGCGGGTATTTCTCTTCGTTCCCGCCAGCATTCGACAAACACCATATCGAACGACGGGGTAATGTCCCACACATTCACCACGTTGTAATCGCTGGATTCACCCGTCGTCGCCGCAACGTCTATCGTCGCGATCCGCTCGCATGATGCGGGGTCAACCAGCCAATTCTGCTCCCCGCGATGCAGACGATAAAAGCCACGTTCAATCTCATACTCGGAAAACCAGCCACGTTGAAACTTGCCCGCTCCCACGCGGGTAGGCCGTTGCTGATACATCGCATCCCACGCGGCGGGAAGCATCCCCTGTTTCAATCTCAGTAAATCATCCCTTGAATACCGATCCGGACACAGAGCTTCGCCCGGCTTGCGGCCAAGAATGTCGTTGTCCTCAGCCAAAGCAGGAAAGTTCAATACCGTCCAGACACCGGGAAACTCTCTTGTCAATCTTCCACAAAGGTCATCTTCATCAAGCCTTTGTGCGGAAATAACGAACGTGGCATTGGGTTCCTGCCGACTCCAAAGAGTGCTGGTAAACCAATTCCACATCTCTTCCTTGACGATGGAACTCTGCGCTTCTTCCCAGGATTTCAAAGGATCGTCAACTAGCACAAATTGCGCCCCGCGACCCATCACCCGACCATTTACGCCGTTGCAGAACATCCCGCCGCCCCTGGTTGTGTTCCATCTTCCAGCGCTCTGTGAATCCTCCCGCAGTTGCAGGTTGATTTTCGGATTGGTGTCGCACTCGTTCCGGCACTTGCGGCCCCACTCCGTCGCCAAGTCTTCACCATAGCAGTTCATCGAAACATTGTGGTCCGGGTAATTGCTTTCATACCACAATGGCAACCACCAGCAGGTCAGCCAGCTTTTGCAATGCCTTGACGGCGCACAAACAATAATGCGACCACCGTGACCCTTCCCCTTCAATACATCCTCCGTCGCGTTCTTCACATGATCGCAGATAATCTTTAAGTACGGATAGTGCTTCCACGGATACCGCCCCTCTGTCGCCCATGGAATCCACAACGACGGATCGGCCAACCTAACCGACCTCAATAGCCTGTTTAACCGCTCCTCCCCAATCTCCTTCAACAACTTATCGGTAGATTTTTCTTCCGCCATCACTTGACTTCCAATACACACAAGCTATACTAAAAGCATGTCAGACAACACTTCCGTACCTAACTCTCCCAGACTTCTTACCCGAAAGGAAGCTGCGGATTACTTCGGAATAACCACCCACACCCTTTCGATCTGGACGCGATTCTTTGCAATCCCTTCCGTCAAACTTGGCCGACTTGTCCGCTACCGACTCGCCGATCTCGAATCGTTCGCCGAGTCCAAAAGCCGCATCCTTACAGCGACAAAACCCGAACACAACATACAGGATGAACTCAATGAACGATTCAAGTAACGCGAGGATACCATGAACACCCAAACCACCAACCTCATCCCCTTTGGCCTCCCCATCTTCCCACTCGCTCAACCCGAGACGAAGGAGGCCATCGGCCAAGCCCAACTCATCGCCATGTGGCTCCACGGTCGCCCAGACAACACGCAGAGAGCTTATTCCACCTCCATCGACTCATTCCTCGCATTCATCGGCAAATCGCTCTCCGATTGCCGCCTGGTCGATATCCAAGCCTTCGCCGACTCCCTGCTCCGTCTCAAACCCTCGTCCCAAGCCAGAATGCTCGCCGCCGTCAAATCCCTCTTCAAATTTGCCAAACAACTCGGTTTCATCCCATTCGACACCGCCGCCGTGCTGAAATTGCCCAAAGCACCCAATACCTTGGCTTCCCGCATACTCTCCGAACAACAGGTCAATGCCCTGCTCGGTCTGCCCAACTCATCCAGAAACCATGCCATCATTGTGCTTCTTTACGCCTCAGGCCTGCGCGTCTCTGAATTGTGCTCTCTCAAGTGGGAAGACCTGCAGCCCCGCAACAACTCCGGCCAATTGACGACGACAGGCAAAGGCTCCAAAACCCGGTCCATCCTGCTCCCCGCTTCCACATGGACCGAACTCCAATCGCTGCCACGGACCAGTGACCTTGTGTTCAAACTTAAACCCAACCAGATCCGCAGAATCGTCAAGGACGCCGCGCGACACGCCGGCCTGGGAATCAAAGTCAGCCCGCACTTCCTTCGCCATGCCCACGCCAGCCACGCCCTCAACCACAACGCTCCCGTGCATCTTGTCAGCAACACCCTCGGTCACGCGAGCCTTGCATCGACTACCCGGTACTGTCACGCTAACCCCGACCAGTCGTCCAGCCAATTCCTTAACCTGTGAGACCAATGGAAAACGAAAAACTACTCCCCCTGAAAGCTGCCGCCCGCGCTATTGGCGTCCGACCGGAAAATCTCCGGGCCGAAGCCGACGCCGGTAAGGTGCCCCACACCAAGCTGGGCGACGACTACCTATTCGGGTTGAAGGC